AAATTCCTGTGGTTGCCATATTATGTTTTTTTTATATGTTTAAAATCCTATTTATTATTTAATTATAATCTTATTTGTTCTTCTTAGTCTTTTAAAGTGACCATAACTTATTCCCATCTTCACACTCGCCTCTAATCTACTGTCAAATTCTCCCACAAATGTACCATTATCCGTATAAACGATACATGGCTTTTTAAGGTTGTCATTCCCTCTTAGTTTTGCAGATTCTGACATCTTCTTTTTAGACTCATCATTTACAATCTTGCCTTTTGTCAATCTTCCCCAAGTATTCCCTTTGCTTCTTTCAGATAATGCTTTTTTATTTGCTTCTGTCTGTCTTCTGCCTATACTTGCTAATCCTATCTTTCTTTTATGCTCTTCTGATAATTTACTATTAGCACCACCTGGTCTAATGTTATATCCAAAGTTTCTATCTGTTGCTCTTAAAATCTTAATGAACTGCTCTTCATAAAGATTAAGACTTTTTAAGTCATCAGTTTTTAAGATGGTATAGAACATAAAGGAGTCTATGCCATGTTTATTAAAAGAACGCTGAAGGTACTCGTTGTCGTGAGTACCTTTCTTTAGCCTTTGAGTATGGTAACCAAACCTTACCTCTGGCTTATTTATTGTTTGTCCGATATAAGCCTTCCCAGTATTCTTGTTCAGTATCTTATATAAGTACATATTATAAAGTTTGAGTTACGAAGTGATTAACTACGATAACTCTTCTAAAAATATATGTTTCTTCTACATAGTCAAAAGTAGCCTGGTTTGATACCATATTCCTTGTAACTATTTTGAAATCTGGAGAAGCATTTGGGTAATCTGCAGGAGCTACTCCTATGATTTCCAATAAGCCATTAGCCCATTCATCTACGGCTTTTTGACCTACCTCTCCAGACTTAAATGTCCTATATACAATGTCAAACTGTATGCTTACATCAAAGTTATAGCTTGTTTTATCACTATTCTCTACTGATGTCTGAGAACTTATCAACAAGAATGGAGGCTCGGCACCATCTGGAGCTATGGTATCATATACCGATAACTCGTAGTTGTTAGCATTTATCTTGTCGAAATAAGCCTTTCGTATAGCATATCCGCAGTCTTTCATTATCCTTCTACCTCTACTTCTTTAGAATCCGTTTGTTGGCCATTTTGAGCCTCATTTAGCTTACTAAAGAACTGAATCAATGGTAAACCATACTTTGTCGGTAACTCTTGAAAAAAGCCGTCTAATTGCTTAATTTGCTCTTCGTTTAAGGTTATTGTCATATTTGGTTATTTTTACAAATTTAGGTAAAATTATTTAGCTTTTATTAATGGTTTTAATTGTTTTGTTTAAGCTCCAACAAATCCATAAATAGTCCATGTATTACTACCTGGTATCGTAGTAGTTGGAGAGGCATAGTTTCCGTTTCTATCATAAGCACCTAAGCATCCTCCAGCTTGATAACCAGCTAATCCCCAATAAACAGCAGGAGTATTTGCACCACCATCACCAGCAATAGTAACAAATCTTATATTTTTATTAGCAGTATTTGTTGGTACTACTTCAATCGAACCATTGACCCTTAGTCTAGCACCATTATCTGTTGGGGTTCCTATTAAAAAATTACCAATTGATGTGATTCTTAATCTTTCAGTAGAACCATTAGCACCATCTAATCCCATTACAAAAGAACCACTACTATTAACCCATTGGGAATAAGCAGCTACTGTAGAATATGTTTGACCAAATGTTGCACCAGCTTGACTACTTCCTACCATTTGTAGTTTATAACCATCTCCAGTTGTAGTTCCTATTAATACGTTACCCGCTGAGTTTATTCTCATTCGTTCTACATTATTTGAAAATGCCATGTTTCCAGTTCCACCCGCAGTTATTTCTGTTATATCTGTTCTTAATGATACGTTAAAACTTGCATTTGCACCATTTGTAATATCAATTCCTCCTTGATTAGTTCCAGAATTTGCAACTAATAAATTTAACTTTGCAGTAACTGGGTTTGTAACACCTATTCCAACATTACCATTTGTAAAAACTGTATTAAATCCTGCTCTTGGTGCAATATCTAAATTACCAGTACTATTATTATATAAAAAACTTGCTTGAAAACCAGGGTTGCCTACATAAAGACCTCTGTTTGATGTAGGGCCTCCATAACCAGCATATATATTCCCACCTTGTGCTGTTATATCTCCATTTGCTAATAAAGTACTTGAGAATGTAGCAGCACCGCTTGATTGATTAATAGATAAATATGTAGATGCACCAGCGTTAATATGTAATCCATTTATTCCTGAAATAGTACCAATCCCAATTCCAAAAGATGTAAATCCACTTCTTGCTAATGTTAAATTGTCGCCTGCACTTGATAAGGTTACATTACCACTAAATGTAGCACTTGTACCAGCTAATGCAGCACTAAATGTTTTAGCACCAGTAATTGTTTCAGTTCCAGAAATATGAACTGTATTAGAATCTAATGCCTTAGTATTTAATTGAGTTTGAATAGCACTTGTTACACCAGCAACATATCCTATTTCAGTAGCAGTTGTAGATGCACTTGCTGCAATTTTACCACTACCATCAGATACTAACGCTCTTGAAGCAGTTAAGTCTGTAGTTACTACGCTTGATGCACCACCAGTAATAGATGCTTGTGCTCTTGCTGAAGTAAAGTATTGATTGCTACCTTCTGCAATGTTTGATGTTGTTAAAACTACGTTTCCAGATAAACTATTTACAGTTGTAACTGGGAAAGCAATGTTTGTATTTGAAGCACTTGTGATTCTACCCTTGCTATCTACAGCGATTGTAGGAACCGCAGTTGTTGTACCATAAGTTGTTGCAGTAACACCAGTGTTAGCTAATGTTAAAGCAGCAGTAGCGTTTGCACTACCATCGAAGCTAACTGACCATGCAGCGTCTCCAGTTGCAGATATTGTTCTTGCAGTTGAAAGTACGTTTGCAGCGTTTGCTGTACCAGCTAAGTTACCTTCTACGTTAGCAACCAATGTACCGACAGTATATCCAGTTCCAGTAGTGTCTACTACGTTTGTAGGTTCGTCTACTAAACCAGTAAAGAACTTAAACTTACCAGCGTCAGAAGCATCTCTAAATAATCCAGTAAACTCAACACGAGTTTGAGCTGAATCGTAATATCTACCATAATATCCAATATCTACAGCATCTGTAGTATTGTTATCGTTAGCTACCTCAAACAATGGGTCTTTAGAAGATATTGATTGAGTATTTACATAAGTTGCAGTACCATTGATAGTTAAGTTACCGCTTACAACTACGTTGTTAGGGAAAGTAACATCATTTGTGAATCCAACAGTTGTAGTGTTACCTACAGTAGAAGCAGCAATCTGATTTGCAGTTCCGTTAATTGTTGTGATACCTTGGTCAGTCCAAGTAGCTGTAATTACGTTTGCATCTTGTTGAGTCAAAGACAAAGTCTTAGTAGATGTGCCAGTTACTGCAGCAGATACGATAGAACGATTATAAGCTGTATCGTATTGGCCTAATTTAACCGTTGTAGGAATAGCATAACCAGCAGTTAAGCTAAGAATACCACTTCCAGAAGAATAGTCTAAACCAACAGCGTTTTCGCTGAAGGCTGCTCTTGAACGAGCATCTGTGTAATATAAGTTAGTGCCTTCATCTAAGTCTGTTGTAGTCTTAGCATCAAAAGCAGTATTAAATCTTGCTTGAGTATAGTAAAGGTTTGTACCCTCTGCTAAATCAGTAGTAGTCTTTGTACCGAATCTTGAGTCGAATCTTGCGTCTGTCCAGTAAAGGTTGGTACCTTCAGCTATATTACTTGTTGTAAGGCTTATTGAGGCTCCTAAAGCTAAAGAAAGGCCATTGATAGTAACTGAGCTATTAGTCAAACTTGCGTTTGGAATTGAGCCTAAATTGAAGTTACCAGTAGTGCTGTTGTAAGCAATACCAGTACCAGCAGTTACACTTAACGCATTTCTTGTTCTTGTGTTAGTGTAGTAAAGATTAGTAGAACCTTCTGGTAAATCATCGGTATCTTTAGTTGCAAAATTAGTTGCAAAGTTTGCATCACCTCTTGCAGTTGTAAAATAAAGATTCGTTCCTTCTGCCAAGTTCGTTGTGTTCTTAGCAGCGAAAGCTGAATCAAATCTACCTTGAGTATAGTATAAATTAGTTCCTTCAGCGATGTTAGTTGTAGTACCAGCTACATTCTCCCATACAGCTAAAGAAGAGTTATATTGTAAAATGTTGTCATTTGCAACACTTGTAATTTTTACGTTATGAAGTTCATCTAATTCGTAGCCATTGTCAACCTTCACATAGATTTTACCATTGTTCTTATGAGCATAAACTACAAAACCTACAATAACTGTATGTTGAGGAGCTACTGGCTTAACCTTAGTGATAGCACCTGGCGTAGTAGGAGAAAGATATAAAACATCACCATCGTTCCAATCTTCTAATTGTAAATCTCCAGTTGTATCTATGTTTCTT